CGGATACGGCGGACGCTATATCGGACGGCACCACGAAGGTTGTCATGACGACGGCCGAGCGCACCAAGCTTTCCGGCCTTGCGGCCGGGGCCGAGGTGAATCAGAACGCTTTCAGCAACGTTAAGGTGGGGACTACCACGCTCTCGGCTACAGCGAAGTCCGATACCTTCAGCCTGAACGCGGGCAGTGGGATCACGCTTACCGCGGGCACCAAGGCGGTGACCGTGGCAGAGACCTACGTTGACTCCTGCATTGTGTCGTCACTCGACTCCGTTCCTTCGAACCTGAGGAACGGTGGCTTGATCATCTTGAAGCAGTGACGCCATGGCCACGTACAGCGCCTATATCAACGACAACGGCACGGCGGTGCCCATGCCCGCCAGCGCGGATACGGCGGCCGTTGCGATCAACAAGATCACAACCACGTTGGAAGCTGACCTGACGGCGGGGACGGCAGTTTCCGTACCCACGCACACGGTCGGCTCTGCGAAGCTACAGGTGTTTCTTGACGGCGTGCTTTGCCAGCCGGACGACCAATATACGGACAAGACCGTGACCACGATCGCGTTCGCTGACACCATCCCGAGCGGCCACGTGATTACAGCAGTGGCCTTTACGAACGCCACCGATCCGTCCGACGACATGGCGGCATATATCGCGGCGCTCGGGAACAAGCTCGACAAGCAGGTCTACGAGAACGAGAAGACCACATATATACAGGCTCTCGGAACGAAGTTGGATAAAGCGGTCTATGAGGACGAGAAGACCGCGGCGAAGGAGGCCGTGTCATGAGTACAACGTTAAAGGAAGTCATTCAGGCGGCCGTCACCCAAGCTGTCACCCAAGCTGTCACCCAAGCTGTCACCCAAGCTGTAGCGGATGCCAAGGTAGCGGCACACCCTGTGGGCTCATATTACTGGAGCTCAGAGAGCACCGACCCGAGCACACTTTTCGGGGGCACTTGGGAGCAGGTGAAAGACCGTTTTGTTCTCGCCGCGGGGGATAGCTACGCGGTGGGGGCTACTGGTGGTGAGGCTACACACACGCTGGCCGAGGCCGAGATGCCGTCCCACAAGCACTATGCCTATGACGACCCCACCTCGCAGGGCAGCAATTTCTTCGTCGCGTGGGGGGTTGACGGAGCGAAGGACTGGAGCGGTACGCGCGTCACGTCAAAGACGTGGGGATCGGCGTCGGGATACACGAAGGAGCAATGGGGCGAACAGGGGCCTGACATGGTCAATCA